TATGACCATGTAGGTGCAGATTGGGAAATCATTGGGACAGTAGAAGGGTCTGGCGGTGGGGCATTTGTGACAGAAGATCCTATTTTGTTGCCCAAGCACGTAGGAACTGGTGCTGAGTTAGGTAAAGTATATATACGTCTTGAGACGGACAGTACGACACCCTCAAATATTAGCATTGACCAATTAGTCGTTTTCGCTACGAATATCGGGCAGTCAGTCGGGTATGCAAACGGTCAAATATGGATTAATACAACTGGTGGGGAGGCCGGGACAGTCCCGTTTACTCATGGTGTAGCTGACAATCAGGTAGATCTTCTTGCCAGTGCCAAAACATTAGGTAGTTCTGTTGGCCTATCTGATTTTCATCTTATCAACGGTTCCTCAATTCTGCTAGTTGAAAGTACAGTAAACGAATCGTATTTTGGAGACAACTGGACACTGGCTTTAGGTGGTCAAAATGTCGCCGGGGCATATTTTCAAGGTGCTCATGTATCAGGTGTTGGGTTATCAACAGCCGAAGTGCATTTTGAGGGTTGTGATGTTGGCACGACGTCAGTGCAGAAAGGCCACTTTGATTTCTGCTCATTCGATGGGACAGTCACTCATACCCTTGCCGGTGATTATAATTACCATAATTGCTACAGTAAAGTTCCTGGTGTTGGTGGCCCGACATTTACTAAAACTCCGGGGCAAACCATCACCGCGCAGTGGAGAAATTGGGCGGGTACTATCACCGTTAGCAATGTTGAGGCTGGTGATGTGATGACTATCTCCGGTATGGAGCTCGGAGACATTGTACTAAACGGTGTGGATGGTACGATTAAGATTTTAGGCGAGTACGAAAGTCTTACAGATAACCGCACAGGTGGCTCAGTTGTTTTAGTTCTCGGCGCTTTTGAGGGGTCTGATGTGGCGGATATTCTTGCGGATACCGGAACAGACGGTGTTGTCGTTGCCGCAAGCTCTAAAGCAGGATACTCTCTTGCGGCAACGGGATTGGATTTAGTTCTAAGCACAGCAACAGGTATTGTGGCGATAGCCAAGGGTGTTTGGGATAGAGTAATAAGCATGGCTAACCATAATATAGGTCAATCGGCTGGTAAGGTTCTCAGGCTGAGTGGTGATTTAATTCAGGTAGATGGCGCTGTATCTGATGCTTCACCAACAACGACAGACTTCGATACCGATCTCACAGAAATTGATACTTATTTTGCGGATGCCGTAATGATATTTGTCAATGGTGCGGCCAACGCCGGGATAGGCAAGCCAATACTGACTTATGTAAATGCTAGTGGACACGTAACCTTTGAGGCGGATACTCCTTGGCCTGTCACTCCGGTCAATGGAGATGATTTTGTGATCGTTGCCTTGCACGCTCATCCAATCTCTGAGATTCAGGCGGGGTTGGCGACAGAGGCGAAACAGGACATTAATACGACGCACCTGACCGAGATTAAGGGCTCTGGTTTTGATGAGAGTACAGACTCCAATGAAGCCATTAGAAATAGAGGCGATGCTGCTTGGATAACTGGAGGTGGCGGGGGGATTACCGACATAATCAATATCCAACCGCTGATGCCACCCTCTATAGACCTGGCAGACACGGCTACAGTCCGACTCGGCCTGATGCTCTTCAATTCTCTCGATGACCTGCCATCTACCGTTGAGATAACGCCGGGAACGATCTCTATCGACCGAAAGGCCATAGGCGGCACGTCTTGGACTTCGATAGTCTCTGATGCGGCCTGCTCTGAGATAGCCGGTCTTATCTACTATGATGAGGTATTTGATTCAGGGGCAGGGTACGCAGAGGGCGATACTATACGCATAACCCTCAAGGGCCAGAAGGTCACGGTCGCCGCAAACGATTATGAGATAATCGGGGCTACCGGCAGAATGTTCTATACCGAGATCAGGCAGACCATGAGAGGTACGAACAGTGGAGCTACCGCTGCGGCTCTGGCTACAGTGGACTCCAATGTAGATGCGATCAAGGTGGTAACGGACACCCAGGCAAGGGCGTCAGCATCTATTGCTGATGGTGCGGCTGAGGCTGGAACGCTCTCAACTACGGAGATGACTACAGACCTGACTGTCGGGGTGCTCGACCAGCTAAAGGGTAGGCAACTCATATTTGCAGCAGATACGACGACCGCTAATCTACGCAAACAGGCTACGGATATAACCGGCGTCGCTGTGTCTGGAAGCAAGTTAACCTTTACAGCTCTCACAACCGCGCCTGTCGCGGGCGATACGTTCTCTATCGTGTAGGGTAGCCAATGGCACAGAAGACGGCACTAGGGGTAGGTGGGTGGCCTGGAGGGCTGCATACCTTCACCCCTAAGACTCCAGAAGGGGGCGGCCCACATCCTGTAGAGAAGATCACGGCGCTGGGTGTTGGTGGATGGCCTAGAGGGTTTCGCACCTTTGTCGCCAAGACTCCGGAGGGAGGTGGCCCACATCCTGTAGGCCATATAACTGCGTTAGGGGTCGGCGGATGGCCTGGAGGTTTTCGTACCTACACCGCCAAGACTCCGGAGGCCGTCCCACCTTTCGAGATGGGCCCTCCCGAGATAGGTAAGCAATACCGTCATGGATTCAATCGGTACAGAGTCTTGCAGTGGGGCGGAAAATATCCACCGGGGAGTAGATAGAAAAAGCCCCCAGAGTGGTGTGCTCTAGGGGCTCTGTCTCAGGCCTTAGTCCTTGGGGTACTGCGGTTCATCCTCTTTGGTGTCTTCAGGCTGAGGGGTGTCATCAAAACCATCGGCGTGTCCCATTCCCTCTCCGGCAGTGTCTACGGGTTCCGTATCCTCGACCTTGACCTCGGGCTCGGGCTCGCCGACGAGCACGCGAAGCCTCTCCTTATAGTCGTCCCGCTCTCTCTCCGTGTCTACGAGCTTATCGCCCATGACGTTATGAGCCTCGGCGTTGGACTTAACCGTAGACTCAAGATCCTTTATGCGCTCCCGTAACTTTTCGGATGCACGGATAACGATAGTCTGGGCAAAAAAAACATCGCCCAGACCGAGCCCGTCATTCTCGATGGCCCTAAGGTTAAGGCCTTGTAGTGCTATTATATCCATCTCATCCATTTCGTCCTCCCTCGTTTATAGGTTTTACATCAGAAGGGGATTTCTTCTAAGTCAATCCCCGATAAATCGACATCTCTTATGTCGAATCCTTCGTTGTCCTTGAGCGCTTTCTCTACTACATCGAGAGGTGCCGGATCTACCTCATAGAACACCTGGAGCAACTCAGGCCATTTGCCCGACACGTCTATCAACGCCTCCTCTGGCATCTTTATTTCTTCTTGCCTGTCGAGCGCCTCCGCCGCCGACCTTGGGGGTCTAGTACCGCACATCTCTAGCCACTTGGCTTCGCCTTTTTCTATCGCAAACCCTGAGTATCCATCGTCCGGAAAACATAGCCATATCTTAACGTCGATGGCGGTAAGAGCATATCCATCCTGATAACAAGAAAGCTCAATCTTAAGGAGCGTTCTTCTGTCCTCTTCTTTTTCGCCGCTCTTCCTTCGCGCTAGATGGTCGATAACGTACATGCTCTGAACCTTGGCACGTATTGGCTCGGCGACTCCGTAATCCGAATGCACCAGATGAGGCTTGTCAAGCTCCTCGAAGTCCTTCTCTGGATATTCGTACTGACATTCAGGGCATACTCTCACAGCCGGGTGAAGAAGACAAGCGCACTTCGGGCATTCCTTGGTGGGCATCTGCCCCTCTTCGTCGCCAACCCCCCTCTTATATGTAACCTTGAGCTTATCGAGATCCGTGCCGTGCTCTGCATTGTTGCCCACCATATCGATGACGATACAGTCGGTCTTCCCCGGAGCTATCCGCTGCCCCCTCCCGAGCATCTGAGCATAAAGGGCTGTGGACTTGGTGGGCCTCGCCATGAGTATACAGTCAATATCGATCACGTCGAGCCCTTTGGTGAGTTTGGCGACCGAGCAGAAGACCTTTGATTCAAGCCCCTTTTCCAGATCTTTCATCCTGGCGTGGTTTTCTAGGGGCGTAAGCCTGCTATGGATGGCAGTGGCCGGTATTCCGGCCGCTGAGAAGCCCTCAGCGAGCCTCTCAGCGTGTTCAATGGTCACGCAGAAGGCAAGGGTCTTCTTTCGGGCTATCGCGTGCTCACGCCAAGCCTCTACAGCAGAGCCTACATGCACGCCTTGCTCCATGAGGGCACCTAGTCTCCCGAGGTTGTATTCCCCTCCTATCATACCTATTTCCCCGAGTTGTTGGACCAGATCCTCCGGGCACGCCGTCACTCCCACGAGGGGAGCGAGGTATCCGGCAGCGGTCAGCTCCGCTACGGTGATCCTGTGGTGCACTTCGCTAAAATACGGTCTTGACCCGCTTGCATTCTTGTTTCCGTAGATGTAGCCGTCGTTGAGTCGGAAGGGTGTCGCGGTTACTCCGAGCATCCTCATCTTGGGATTATAGTCCCTGAGCACCTGGATGATAATGGCGTACTGATCGACTGGCTCGACCGCCTCCTCCTTGGGCATCGCCATCATGTGACACTCATCCACGATCATTAACTGGAAGGGCTCACAGGAGCCGAGGATATTTGCCAAAGACTGTCGGCTTGCGATGGTAACTCGTTTGGACGTATCCTTAAAGGCCGAGACCGAGGCGCACGCGATACCGATGTCGAGCTGGAGTTCCGGCACGGCCTCGATGAGCTTGTCTCGGGCCTGGGTGACGAGCACTTCCATATCAAGAAGGATGAGCACTCGCCCTGCCGGCCTGTCACCCAGGAACCTCTTGGTGATCTTCGAGAACATAAAAGTCTTTCCGGCAGAGCACGCGGCGCTCAAAAGTACATTCGGATCACAGCCGAGCGCCCTCCATATCATGTCGAGCGCCTTTATCTGGTGAGGGCGAGGTATCATTACCAATTTAATTTTACCTCATATTCTCTTCTGCAATGTTTCGCGTCATTGTACTGACAGAGCTTGCACTTGAACCATGTAGGGTTCTCGCTGATGCCAGGGGGCGGATACTTCGCTTCGATGATTATCTTCGCCTTGGCCTTGAGAGCCTTGAAGTCCTTAGCCACATATTTAACCCTGAACTGGATACGCTCCGACGTGTTTTTGTTCTCGATAATAAAGAGCGTCCTTTTGATGCCAGAGTATCCCATATAGAGCTGGGCCTGGGCGTAATACTTCTCGCCATAAACCGGATGGTCTTTGACGCCGTGCTTAAGGAAAAGTTTGAAGTTTTTCTCGGAGCACGACTTGACCTCAAGGACATGAGGAACTTTGCTCTCAAGTATGCCCTCAAGGATACCGTCACTATGACCTTTGAACATCCATTTATTGTGAGGCTCGGGATCCTCTGCGAGCGTCGGACATTCAGAGCAGGTACATTTGCTTTGAAAATCCCTGAAAACCTTCTGTCTACCAGAGACCTTGTATCCGGCCAGCTCCAGATCGCGGATTATATCGGCCTCGATACGGTGACCGGCCTTGAAAATCCTAAGGGTGCGAGCGCTAAACTTCTCGGTAGTGCGGTCATGCAAGATGAACCAGAGCTTCCGGTAGCACTCGTCTCCGACCTCTGACATGCCGAGGTAGTCACGAGGCTTCTCTTTGCGCCCTATCTTTTCCAAGCGCCGGTCGACCTCTGCTACCGTGCTATCGTCATTTATGCAGCTTATGTCTGTCATGGCTTCCCTTTTTATCGGTACAGGCTTGTTTGAGGTCGTGGATTAAACAATCATCTCTGCCGCATTGAGGGTGTAGTAACTCATGCTTGTTGATTACATAGAGAGCCGCCTCCTGAATCTTCTCGATGATTTCCTCTGTTGCTGATAGCGTGCCACTAACTTTAGCTAGTTCATCGAGTGTCTCTAAAAGAGTATCTCCTACAGCCTCGACCTTCTGCTTGAGGGCATCAGTATCTTTTACATGATTTGGCACGAAAAACTTTGCTCCTTCCACGCCCTCAACCTCAAGAATTGACCCGCAATGTGCGCAGGTTCCGTAAATTTTCTTTCCTGTTGTCTTGCCCATTATTCAATCTCCTTTATATCACCGACATATTGGACAGGCTGCACTAGTGCACATCTTTATATTGTGAACACGATTTAAGGAGTTTTCTCTCAACCTCTCTATCTCCCCATTCTTCTCTTTAACTATAGCCACAAGGTCATCTATTGACCTCTTCCACCTGGCTATCTCTTCAAGGAGACCTATTATTCGCCCCTTCATCGAAAGGACATCTCGTATCTTTATGCCGTAGATGGTCAAGTCCTCTGACTTTATATTTGGATTTGCGAATCTTACGGCTTCGGCAAAAACTCTCTCTTCTCTACTCCATAGCCTCTCAACCTCCCCCTCAACGGCGGTGATGTGGTCGTGTAATTTTCTCACTTTAGCGGGAGTATACCCCCAGGGAAAAGCACACTTTCTTATTTCTTCCAGTGCTTCCTTTGTCAGCTTCTTTGGAGTATCTTTTCCTTCTGTCTTTTCCATCGTGCTCCTTATAAGCAAGGTGACGAGAGCCCCATCACTCTCGCCACCCCCTGGTTAGACTACCTTACCACCCGTCAGGGCCCGTGGAGGGCGCTGATGCCGCACTCTCCGGAGCTGGTGCCGCAGCCTCCTGAACCGATGCCTGGGCGCTCCCGACCTTAGCATACCCCGTGATGACGTTGCTCTTGAGCATCTTCGGCTTCCCTGTACTGGGGTCTAGCTCAAGAGCGTTGGTCGCGGAATCTATCTTGTTGGTCTGGAACTCCTCGACGCCGAGCTTTATCATTAAGGGGCGTCCCTTAAGGACATCCGTGTTTGAGAACTTGCCAGTCTGCCCCACGCTCTCGGCGACCTTGCAGAGACCGGCCCTGCCGATGGCCTGAGCCTTCTTGCTCTTGTTCTTGATGTTGAACCTCGTGACGATCTCATCGTTGGAGCCGTCCTGTATCTGGAACGTGACCTCAAGGAACTTGTTCTCGGCATCGCTCTTGACGTTCTTTTGCGCGTCCTTGAGCAAGACAGCCTTATACCACCCTGGGGCTCTTACGGCAAATCCCTCCCTGTACTCCTTGACTCCATTCTCTATATCGAACTCTCCGGGTAACTGTGACACATGAACCTCCTGTTCGTGGTTGTACTGCGTTTATAAATCATGACGGCTCGGGGATTTTCGCCACTCTCCAGCACCCCGATAATATTTATTCAGTGGACACCGCCGTCCTAACTACTTCGCTCTGCTCGCCTGTATCCCTTTCATAAGGGTGTTCCATGCCTCGCCTTTAATAAAGGGTACTTCCGAGGGTAGGCCGAACCTGTTCTTAGCCTTGAAGGCTGGGCGCTCCTCGGTGTATATTACCCTCTCTGTCCCGCCGACGCCCCTGGTCTGAGTCTTCTCGAAGCCAAGGTCGCTCGCCTCAGTGAACACCTTGTAATTGGCGAAGAGAAGAGCATCGCACCACTCGATCACCTTGGCGTTGATCTCCTTATGGAGCTTTATCTGGTGGCGATCATAAGGCTCTACGTCGGGGCTCTCGAACCTCTTGACCTCCGAGTGAGCGATAAGGAGTATTGCCATGCCCTTGTCGTTGCGGAGCTTGTCAAGGCCGAGAAGGAACTCCTCCCAAACCTTCATAGCAAACTTGTAGCCCTTGCCGTAACCGAAGGGGCTACCTTTGCCGCCGTTACCTTCGAGCCCGAACTTGGGGTCTTGGCCGTAGCGGTCGCAGACATCGAGACAGACCAGCGGCTCAAGCCAGTCCATCGTGTCGAGGACATAGGTTAAGTAGCCGTGCTTCTCTTGATAGAGCATCCGGAGGTTGTCCATAACCTCCCTGAAGCTCTTGGCCTTCGAGAACTTCGGTGCATCTATCTCGCCGAGTCCGTCCTCGGTCGGCTGGAAAATAGGCTTAAGCGCCGAAGCTCCGAAGGTTGACTTGCCCATGCCCTCAAGACTGTAAAATACAATCCTCGGGGGGAGCTTCTCTCTCTCGTGATTGACTAGGTCTTTGAGACCCTTCTGTTTCTCTGTCATTGGTTCATCTCCTTGTATGTAGTTCGTGTGCTACTTCTTTTTAACGTCCTTGACCGAGATGGAAGTCTTGACTGGCTTCGTGGTCACGAACTTCTGAGCCTCGGCGTAAGCCTCGGGATTAATCTTTTCGAGCAGGCGATACGCCTTAAGATCGAGAGAGAACTTCTCCACGACAGGAGCTACGTTCTTCGGGAGGAGCTGCTTATCACGAGCATTGTAGGCCTCGGTATCGAGAGAGTAGTTGAGCTTGGTCGTAGCAGAAATGTCTTGCTTGCCGTCCTCAGTAAAGAGGTGCGTCGTTCCTTCGTCGGGCAGGTTTTTGAAATGCAGGGCTATGTCATTATCGATGATAGCCTTCTCGGCGTTAAGCTTGGAGATTTTTAATTTGATCTTGGTGAGTTTTGCGACGAGTAGCTGGAGGGATTCTTGCGACATAATATTCTCCTTCTTTAGATAGGTAGCTTACATCCGGCGACCGGAAAATCCGGCACGCTCTGCGAAGCTGATGAGCCACTATACTCCCGACCTAGAATCTTGTCAAGCACTTTTTTTCGGATATGTGAAAATAATTTATTTTGAAAATATGCAAAATAGTTCTTGACATATACAAAGAGGAGAGTATAGTGGTGACAGAGATTAGAGAGAAGGAAAGGCGTAAACAATTATTAATTAAGGAGAAAATGATGGCAAGGGCAATTTGGCACTTAAGGCAAAGCAGAACATGGAATGATGCAGCCTGTTCCGTAGAGCGCAAGCAGACGTATGAAGTGTCATCGCATACTGAAAGCCCCCAAGGGTTCAAGGAGTCTATTTTAATGGGTGGTGCATGCAAGCGTTGCATACCAATATATAATAGACGCAAGGCGGAATGGGATAAGAAACACGCGTCAAAATTACAAGCGCAAGTGGAGGGGTATTAGCATGGAGCTTGTAGTCAATTTTTCAGGAGGCAAGGATAGTTGTGCGATGCTGGCATGGCTTTGCCAGGACAAGCCCGAGGTCAAGAAGCATGTCGTCCTGGCTGATACTGGGTGGGAGCACGAGGGTGTCGTTGAGTGGTGCACCGAGATGGTAAACAAGATAACGGCTCGCACCAATCACGCCCCTTTAAAACTCCACGTGGTTCGCAATCCTAACAAGGACTTCTTCGGAATGGTGAGGCATCGTAAGATGTTCCCGGCCCCAGCCCAGAGGCAGTGCACTAGCGATCTCAAACGTGGCCCTATACAGAAGTGGATTCGTAATAATATAAAGGACACCACTATCGTCAGCGCAATGGGGCTCAGAGCTGAAGAGTCAGCGGCTCGGGCGAAGAAGAGGCCCCTGTCCCGCAACAAGAGCATGACAAACTCAAAGCGCACGGTTTGGGATTGGCTCCCGATTCAAGACTGGACGGAAGTCGAAGTTAGAAGGTATCTACGCGAGCTTCAAATACCTCTCCATCCGATTTACAACTATCTATCAAGGTTTAGTTGCCAGGTCTGCATATTCGCTGGGGCCAGAGAACTCGCAGCCATCGAGCGCCACAACCCCTCGGCTATTGCTAAGATCAGCGCCCTAGAGGAAGAAATAGGTTTCACATTAAAACCAGAAGGCTCCGTCAAGAATATTATAAAGAGTTATAACGAAAGCGAGGTATGGTAATGCCAGAGTCATTCAGAATGAAAGACGAGAAGCACATGCTCGACCCTATAGCCAACAGGCGTGGAGCTTTTCCTTGCGAACCATACACGCTAGACTTCGAGGAGGAACTTCAGAGAGAGCTTGAGAGGTCAAGGGTCGAAGTCTTCAGGCTTAAGAAAAACAAGAGGGACTTGACAGATAGGCTTGCCGGGTGTAAGTGTTGAAGGAAACCTGGTATGTATATGTCATTCACTTTTTAACTCCCGTCAAGCACGCCGGCCACTACACGGGGATCGCTATCGACCCTCAAAAGAGATTCGAGGAGCATCAGCGGGGCCAGGGCGAGGAGCATCAGCGGGGCCAGGGCTGTGAAGGAACTTTTTGGCGACACCTCTGTATCCAAAGAAATGACAATAGCTTATCTCGATACCCTTAGGGGCGAGATTGATATTATGATCGAATCACTTTGGGAGAAATGAAATGCCACAGCCGAAAATAATTAACATAAGAGAGAACTGGAGTATAAGTTCTACCGTAAACGATGACGGTTCTTTTGTCCTTACGTTTGAAACCCCTAAGCACTGTATTAATATTCATTGTGATCGCTCCTCGTTACGGTTTATATCGGAGCCACTATGGGGCGTTGTCACGCACGAAGAGGCAGAAATAGCCGACATGAAAGCCGCTATAAAGGGAGAGTAGCATGTTGACACTGGCTGATGTAAGAAAAGCCCTAACAGGGCTTAACCTGACGAAGGTATCCAAGCTCTCGGGGGTTAAATATGATAGAATTTGGCGCTTGGTCAATAAGCCTAAGGGCGCTCCATCGTACCAGACCGTTGCGAAGTTGAGTGCCTGGATAAAGAAGACTCCGGATAAAAAGCTTAAGCTACTCAAATGGAGAGCATAATGTGGTACGCGGTTGCTGGCGCATATTGTTTGATAATTGCACTTGTTCTTATAGCTCTTAAGAGAGCTTCGAGGGGGAAGAATGCTAACTGAAGGGGTCTTAAAAATTTTGAGCGAAGTCAGAAATAAGGTGCAATATAAGTTCCCCAAACTAACCCTTACCTTTAAATGGGAATGGGAGAATGTGATTCTAGTAGCACGCCTTAGAGATGAGTCTACAGATCGTACTATAGAGGCTCGTTTTGATTTGGAGCTATTAGACCTCGCTATTTCTGATGTCGCTCACCATATATCAGAAGAGTTAATGGTGGCTTTTAGATGACAACTGAGTTTCGCGAGGCCATAGAAAGCACTGGCCTCTTACCCCCTGCTGATCTGGTCGCTGGGAAGTGGGTGCGCTTCCCAGGCATAGGGAAAAAGGCGTCAAACAAAGCTGGTTTTGCATTCCTCTTCGAGGATGGTCTCGGTGGTATCTTCGGTGACTACTCTCAGGGTATCAAAAAGGTCTGGCAGGCGCACAAGGTGAAGAGCTACTTATCTGAGGACCGAGCCGACTTCGATGCGATGGTGAGAGAGCAGAGGGCCCGAGCCGATACAGAGCAGGCCGAGGAGTGGGAGGAAGCCTCAGTAAAGGCACAGAGGATGTTTACCGGGCTTGGCGATACCCCTCCTGATCCAAATCATCCTTACCTTAAGAGCAAGGGTGTAAAGAGTCACGGTCTCCGGGCATTTAAGGATAAGCTCCTCATGCCCATTATGGACACCAGGGGCGCGGTCATGACGTACCAGACCATCGACGGCGACGGTAAGAAGATGTTGATGACGGGCGGCAAGAAAAAGGGTTGCGCGTTCATTATTAAGGGCGACAAGTCGAAGGTATACGTGGTCGAGGGCTACTCCACCGGCGCTACCGTCCACGAGGCAACTGGCAACATGGTCGTGGTGGCGGTCGACGCCGGGAACCTGATGCCGGTCGCAGAGGTTTTGATAGAGAAGGGTTACCGTGACATCGTGATCGCGGCGGACAACGACGCCGATAGCGACACGAACGTCGGGATCGAGAAGGCTCGGGCGGTGGCAGAGGTGTTCGCCGAGGTCACGTATCAGGCGCCACCGGAATCGGGGGACTGGAACGATTACGCGACCAAACACGGCCTTGACCGGATAAAGGCGCTCCTTGCTCCGCCACGGACGCGCTCTATCACTGCCGAGCGTTTGATAGGTGAGCATTTTCAGCCCCTCAAGTGGGCGGTCCCAGGGATAATACCAGAGGGGCTGACCATCTTGGCCGGACGCCCGAAGTTCGGCAAGAGCTGGCTCATGATGGGGCTGGCGTATGCAGTAGCGACTGGCGGACTGGCGTGGAACTTCGCGGCGACTAACAAGGCCTCGGTTCATGCGCTATTCCTTGAGGATTCACATCGGCGTCTCCAGAGCCGCATGCAACACATGGAGGGATACTTTGATACCTTTCCTGATAATCTGCATTTTTATGTTAATTTTCCTCGAATTGGTGAGGGATTTGCGGAAGAGCTTGATGTTATTCTCGAAAGAGACCCTTCGTGTGGTCTCATCATCATCGACACTCTCCAGAAGATCAGACCAAAGTCCGGAGGCGGGGCCCGGCATATCTACCAAGCCGACTATGAGGATTACGAACAGCTCCAGCGCTGGAGCATTCAGAATGGAGTCCCGGTCATCTGCATCCATCACACCCGGAAAGGGGAAGCTGGGCAAGCTACCAACCCCTTTGACGAAATTTCGGGCTCAACTGGTCTTCAAGGAGTCGCAGACACGCTAATAGTCGTCTGTAGGGATAAGGATGAGGATATAGGCAAGATGTACGTCACGGGGCGCGAGGTGAGCGAGGAGACCTATCCTATAGAGTTCGATTACTCGAATATGACATGGACGGTCATGCCTCCGGAGGGCTCCACCTACGATCCCACTGAGAGCGAGCTGAAGACGTGGTGGAAAGACGGCCACGAGGCTATTACGGTCAAGGAGGCCACGGGAGTATGGAAAGCCTCACAGAGGGTAGCCCGCACGCGTCTCGACGATCTGGTGGAAGCTGGTGACCTCTGTAAGCGCAACCAAGAGGGTGAGGGTAAGGGACGGCGGACCGTTGAGTATTATCGCTCCCCCCAGGCTAAATATAAAGAGGAGAGCGGAGTCATAACGGAGCCGATAGAGCCGGATAAAGACCCTACAAAGCCTGAGGTCTTTGGATGGTAGGGGCCCCGTACCCCCTTATCACGTAATCAAATGATTTTAGGCCTGTAAGTGTACGCTCTATAAGGGGAATATTTGATTACCGAGCCCCGTAATCAAATGAAATCAAATAGGAAAACACGTAATCAAATGATTTTAATTGATTACCAAAAGGCATTTGATTACCGCTTTCGGCATTTGATTTCATTTGATTACGCCCCTCTGTAATCAAATACTTCTCTATATATATAAGGGGGTTAAGTAGTATAATTATGTATAGTTATGATTTGATTACGCGAAACCGACCCCCCACCCCCCCCAGGGTGATAACCTTAAAGATTATGAGGACAATATAATGGACAGATGGAGCAAAGAAAACAAGTGTGAAAACTGCCAGTGGTACGACCCTTTTCAGACAGAGAAAAATGTGGGTTGGTGTAGGAGAGAACCTATAGGTGAAGACACCGCAAACTTCCTTACTTACGGAAAGGTGCGCGCGCATAAATGGTGTAGTTATCATCGCACAATCTGGAGGCCGTAATGAGTTATGGTGTAGGAGGATATACCATAGCAAGAATCACAAGGATCTCCGAGCTTAGATCTCTGATATATGATTCTGAAAAACTTATGATGGCATATATCGCAGGGGAGGCTGAGATGAGTGGACGAGTATATCGCCAATTAAAAAAAGAGCTAATTGAGGCTCGTAGAGAACTTGAGATGAGGTTATAAAAATGAACAGACGAGGTATTGAAATAGCGCTCATAGAAGCGAGTCATTGTCTCTTGGTTCATAAAAGACAGCCAAGAGAGCCAAGCACCAATAATAAGTTTTGGAGTGAGCGTAACAAGCTCAACGAGAAGAGAAATAATCTCGCCGATGCTCTTGAGATAATAACTTCTCTCGACTGGCTCACGCCACCGGAGGATGGATGGAGAATCGAGCACCGCTTTGATGATAAAAGAGAGTGGCGCTTCGACTACGCTCATACCGGACTCATGCTCGCTATCGAGATTAACGGTGGAGTTCACGTCCAAGGGCGTCACGTCCGTGGTGAGGGTTTTAAGGGCGACATGCAGAAGCTAAACAGCGCTCAACTCCAGGGTTGGACGGTGCTTCAATACACTCCGCAGATGACCAAGGCTATGTTGAGGGACGTAAAGATATTCATAGGTGATATTAAATTTAGACATGCTTGCCCAAATTGTGGGACAGAACATAATCCGTAAAAAAGAGGAGGACGAAATGGATGAGAAGATATACACCCAAGAAGAGCTTGGAGAGCATCTCTATAACCAGGCCGAGCAGAACATTGCTATGGTCGAGCATCTCAATGGACGCATTGCTGTTCTTGAGGGAGAGAAAGAGAGGCTAGAGGAAAGTATAACCATAAGTATAGACGTCCGAGAAGCCTTCCTTAAAGAGAAGGATGAGGAGATAGAGCAACTAAAGGGGCTACTTTTTGAGGCTATCGGTGAGAGAGATAGCTGGTTTCATAAGTTCGAAGAAGAGAAGCGTGGTGACGACAATCTCAAGCAAAAGGTCGAGGAGTTGGAGCTAAAGAAAAAGAAAGATTGGGCTTATCAAGCATCTGTAATAGATTACCAGCAAGCCCTCATCGAGAAGATACAGGCGGCAGCTCGTCCTGTATATAATCAACATAGATTGGTACACCCTAATTGCGATAAGGATGATTGCTTAATCCATGTCCTTATGCAAGCCTGTACCGAAGAAAAAAAGCCACCACTCTGTCTTTACTGCGGCGGTTTAAAAATGAGTATTAAATGTCCGGGCTGTACCAAAAAGTCCGGTGAGCCTTGCCCTAACTGCGGAGATGATAAGTGGGTATGGGTAAATGAGCTGGATCATGATTTCTCGTACAGGAGGCTTGTTCCTTGTAAGACCTGCAAGGACGGCGCAGCCGATGGCTGAATGGTTCTTTAACGTAATCTTCGCCCTAACGGTCCTTGCCCTCGTATGGATGGGCGGAATTGATAAGGGTCGAGAAGAGGTTGACCTCGCAGTCGAGGACGCAACCGCTCTTACGAGCCGATACGTTGAGAAGCTGGGCGCCGAGCTTGACAAGGTGCGTCAAGAAAACATAGAGTACAGAGACGGAGGGTGCGATGGCTAAGACGCATAAGCGCAGAGTTAGGGTTGGCCCTATGTTTAATACAACGTGCTGTGGTCGAGTAGGTCGCCAAGTTAAACTTGCTCACTTATGGGATGATGTTACGTGTAAGGTCTGTAGGTCATGGAGACCGACAGAGTGTAAGGAGTGCGGTGGTATCGCTGAGGCATATACGCTTCAGTGTACCCACTGCCGAATATCAAAGGAGGATTTAGGATAATGGGGAACACAACAGTCGCACTTATAGTTATAGCGCTCATACTGGTGCTTGTGGCCGATGTTCTTCTTCGGTGTCACTTCAAGCGCCAGATAGATGCGGAGTTCAAGACCTTGGAGAATAACAGGGTGGACTTCGTGCAGCGCTTCGCGAGCGTACACATACGCTTGGAGGCCCTCGAAGATAATGCCAATATTAAGATACCCCTAGAGAAGCAAGTAGCGACTGAAGGGGTCGGCTATAAAGTGGTCTCTCTTCATAATGCCGTCTCTATGATAGGCTCATATCTCAACCTCGGGTACAGAGTTGTAGAGGCTACCCCATCCGTAGCCAGTCTCGTGAAGGGTAAGAAGAAAAAGAGGGGTTGACACCTTTAAGGAGAATGGTAAAGTAAGCTCGTAGCTCAGGGTGGCACGGCGTCAGAGCTATAGACCACTCGGCCCGGTCGATTATGGGATAGACAGCCACCTTGAGCATCTTACCTGAATGAGCCGATGTCTAATCAATATCCATAGGAGGTGCAATATGAGACACTTCTAGCTGTAATCATCACGAATTAAGAACTATGTCCGTGTGGTGCAATGGTAGACACCTGTTAACCTTATGCACTAAGGTGGCAGTCCCGACTATCTCTGTGCATAGGGATAGAAGGGGTGGGGGTTCGAGTCCTCCCATGGACAACAAATTTATAACCCGACCTAACGGTCAATGCCAAGGAGGCTGGAATGAATCAACACGAGCAAGACGGAGGACTCTTGAGTAGGATTCTCAAGAGAGGCAAGAAGATTGTAGTAGGGCCCGGCAAGCTACGGGCAGTAAAGAGAGAGGCTCTCAAGGCCTCTGAGAAAACGATAAAGGTTGAGCATAAGTACATCTCGTTTCGGGCCGCGACGCGACGCGCCATGCGTAAGGAGATAGAGGCTCAGTGTAAGAAGCTCGGCGTCACCTGGCGTCAGGCTCGGAAGTATATGCGCGAGGAGCTTAAACTGAAACCCACCCTCAACAATATGCACTGCGAACTCGTTACCAGCCAGGGAGGTGAGCCGTGCTAACAGACGAAGAGAGGAAAGAGTATCAAGAGTTCCGGGTAATGACTCAGGCCCACCTCGCATCCCTTCAGGAGATGCTCAACACATCAAATACCAAGATCAAAGAGCTTGAGGATAGAGAGGTTCTCCAAGAGAAGCTCATCGGTGCGTTGAGTCATAACGTCCAGCATCACGAGAACATCCAGAGAGCGCACAAGAATCAAATAGCTGATCTTAACAAGCTCGCAGCCGACGCTCTCAAGCGGACAGTTGTTAGCGATAAGCGTCTCGACGCGCTCAGTCATAACGATGTCATCAACGGCGATGCTATCCGGGCTAACGACATCCTGTATGGAGAGTGGCTTGATAAGCACGGCCAGCGCCTTGAGAGGCTAGAGGCTTCCGAGGGAGTAGCTGGTAACCAGAGAGCCGCGCTTACTGAGGTTGTTGCTGATCTTCAGAGAGGAGAGAGTGTCACAGTTGAGAGCGCTAGCACGTTTGCCAAAGAAGTTCACACTCGCCTCTCTGAACTCGAAAGGGCCGAGGGCAACGCGGCGACTAGGATCGAGCAGCTTCAGATAAAGGAAGTTCGTCACGACGATAGGCTTAGTAGGCACTGGGAGGCAATCTCAAGCATAGTTCTTCGTGCTGATGGAGCGTGTATTCAGCTTGGGCGAGATCGAGGTGAGATTGACGAGCTTGAGAAGAAGGCCGAGGGGCTTCGTATAAGTATTGCCATGACTGATTCGGTAGTCAAGGATCTTAGTGACGATATAGATAGCCAAGCCCACAGGAGCGACCACTCTGAGCTGATGAGACGCCTCCTTGAACTGGAGGTCGCCATGCCTCTTGTCAATGTCATCAGCGACATAACAACTGCGGATGCCAAAGAGATAAGGAGTCGCCTCAGCGTCCTTGAGCAAGTCGAGTGTCGGGTCGAGGTTTCTAGCGAAGAGAGCGAAGAGGTAGATAAGCGCCTCGACGAGCTTGAAGAGACTTACGACGCCTTGTATAGGGCCGTTGGTGAGAACAAGGCGGCTCTTTATCACAAGAAAGAAAGCAAGCGTATAACCGCTGCCGACTGCCAGTCTCACGGTCGCTACGCCAAGCTCATGGAGTTGGGCGAGAGAGTCGCCAGTAATTATCTTCTAGGGGTTGACTTGCGGAAAGCCGCTGAGTACGCTCTCAATGCGGCGAAGGGGGACGTATGAGGATGGTCAAGATAAGCGCTAAGCTTCTCGGTAGCTGGTTTATGACCGGCTACAAGCAGGTCGCCATAGAGGTCGTCGAGGGCGTACCGAAGGGCTCGGAGCTTCTCGATGTGACAAAAATCAAAGAAGGCTTCGAGCTTCTCTTCGCTCATCCGGACGGAGTTATCGAGACGGTCTCTCCATTTCTACGTGCTGACATCCCTTCTCGCCTGCGTGCTGATACGCCCCTCGCCGACATCTCAGCTTTCATAGAGCTTAGGGAGGCCGTCAAGGAGCGCTTGCCTGTTCTTAGGGGTACCTTTGCCGAAGGTGATATTGCGAGGATAGAGGCCGCGCTCAGGAATACGGAGGTGATGACATGATACACTGGCTCCTCTGTCTCTTAAGGTTCCATAACTGGGTTCTACACTACGAGAATTACTCCTTAACCGTCATGAAGTGCGACCGTTGCGGGGATCTTAAATGGGAGGCTAGGTGCAAATGAAAAGCGGATACATCGGCATAGGCTGTCATGTTCCGGAGCCGGAGTGGATGATCCTTGTGAAACCTATCATCGAAGCGCTTATTGAAGAAGTTAATCACTACGCGACTAATCTTATGATTTATGGTAGCGCAGTATTCGATCCAAAAGCCTTCACCAAAGAGCGTATACAGGGAGAGTTCTTTGACGAGGCGGCTATTGATCCTTATGGCCTTGAGGAGCACCTTAAGATCAGGCATCAGCCGCAGCCCTTGCAGTCCGGCAAGACGATCAGGTCTATCCGGAGCACTCGCCAAAGGGTGACGCCATGGGGGAGTGCGTTATGATTAAGATGCCGGCTTGCTACAATCCAGAGTGTAAGCATAACAACATCACGGTCTATGCGCTCCAGAAAGGCTTCCGTAGTTTAGAGCCGGTAGCCGATCCTCTTGAGCCTTGTTTAAAACTTGCAGAACACCAGCGTATCTTATGGAGACATGGTGATAACCCTGGAGTAGAGTGGTATTTCTGCGAAGTCTGTTCTGGAGCCATCAAGGCGTTCAATAAGGTGTTGCTATGACAGCCTGTGAGTGTGCGTGTCACACCGACAGCTCAATACTGCTACGTTGCTTGTGTTGCACTTCGTGTCTTTGGTGTGGGGTGAACATAAGCCGCGCAGACCAGGTGCACCACGCTAGGGAGTGTCAACCGAAAGATAGTTCCCAACCTATAGAGCCTACAGATCCAAACACCTACAAGAACATCGGCAGAGTAGGGAGGCCCATGGATTGATAACCCTTGAGCTGGGCGGAATACCGTATGAAGTTCACAGGTGCCTTGCTCTCTCTATCCTTCTTCAGACTACGGAGGATCTCGCCATCGTCATTGATGGTAATAGCTGTAAGACTCAAGCCGCGCTCCGCAATCATGCTCACCGTGAGGCTCACCTCTTTGCGTTCCGGAAGAGGGGCACCTGGCAAGAGGCCAGGGAGCATATTTGCAAGGTGGCCGGCGTATCGCTCAAGAAGTTCGAGCGCGAGTGCGTCACTCGCACAACCAAGAAGATAATCAAGGAGGTGTTGGAATGAATATCAGAGAGGCGTTGGAAATTAGATCTAAAGGTAATATGCCGAAGGGAAGGCAAATTACGAGGCCACTCATGAATGATGGGTGGGGTGCGGTTGATGATGCTGGGATTCTTTACTGGTATAATAAATCAGGCAAGGCTCACCCTGTGCAGTGGGGAGATATACTTTGCAATGACTGGTATTTTAAAACCCCTGACACCGAGGCCGAGACGCTACTGCACAATGTTGGGAGTGGGAAGATCGGCTGCGTAACCGATCCGATAGTCTTTCTTCTCCAGAAAGTTATTGACGCCGAGAAGTACGATGTGCCTACCATAGAGACATGAGTAAGAAGAAGCCTAAAAAGACACCGAAGGTTTCGATGTCGAACCATACGCCCGACCTCAATCCCTTACAGAGGTTGTTTTGCATCGAGTACCTCAAGGATCTTAACGCCACTGATGCCGCTATTCGCGCCGGTTACTCTGCGCGGAGTGCGGCGACTCAGGCATGCCGCCTCCTTAAAAACCCTGTCGTAGTTAAGTATATCGCAAAGATGCAACGTGAGGTCGAAGAGGCTGTCAAGATAGATGCCCAGTACGTCCTCACTCGTCTAGCCGAACAGACCGAGGCCGACTTCGCCGACATCTTCGATAAGAATGGCGACATCAAAGACATGAAGGACTGGCCGAAGATATGGAGACAGGGGCTCGTCTCCGGGTTCGAGCGCTGCCCTCTGACGAAGAAGCTCATCAAGATACGCATCTCCGACCGCACGAAGATACTCGAACTCCTCGGCAAGCATGTCAAAATCAAGGCATTCAGCGACAAGATTGAGATAGAGGGCGACCTCCTTACGGGTATAGAGATCACCTTTGTCAAGGCAGAACCGGAGGGTAAGAAGTAATGGCTTACCTCGACCGCACAACCAAGAAAATACATGTTATGCCGGATGACAATACCCACGCCTGCCTGACCTTATGCTATTGCAAGCCCTTCCTGTCCTATATGGACGAGGGCAACGGCGGGGAAGTATGGGATCATAGGGGTGACGAGTTTGATACTGGTTGGATAAATAAAACAGCACAAGGAGATGAAAATGGCTAAGGAGCATAAGGATTCTTGTTTATTCTGTACCCATCAAGTCGTGTGTTTAGCATGGGAGCAGCTCGGAGGCAACGATAAAGTGGATGAGGTGTTGCCGAGAATTTGCAAGGCTTATACCTATAAGCAAGAAGAAGGTTAAAAAGCAATGGAGGAATTTGATGGCATCGAACCTACTCTCATTCCCTTACCGCCCCGAGACGGGGGCATACGCACGAAACCACAGAAGAAAGGGGCGGCTGAGTTCCCTGAAAAGCTCGCCTGTCTATTTGAGAAGCACAGGTACAAGATTCTTTACGGTGGACGAGGAGGCGCTAAATCGTGGGGTATCGCTCGGGCGTTACTTATCCAGGGCGCACAGCGTCCTCTGCGAATCTTGTGTGCCAGAGAACTCCAGAAGTCTATCCGTGATTCAGTGCATAAGCTCCTGTCCGACCAAGTCAAGTTCCTCGGGCTAGAGGCTCATTACCACGTTCAACAAAACACAATCAGAGGCATCAACGGGACGGAGTTCTTCTTTGAAGGGCTCTGTCACAACTCGGGGCAGATCAAGTCTTACGAGGGCATCGACATCGTCTGGGTCGAGGAGGCAGCTTTTACCTCTAAGTCTTCATGGGACTTCCTTATACCGACTATCCGTAAGTCGGGGTCGGAGATATGGATAAGCTTCAACCCGGAGCTTGAGGAGGACGAGACCTATCAGCGCTTCGTCTTAACACCGCCCACCAACTCCGTAGTCGTCAAGCTATCATTCCGAGATAACCCATGGTTTACCGCCGAGCTGCGCCAGGAGATGGAGGATCTTAAGGCTCGGAACTACGAGGATTACAAGGTCGTATGGGAGGGCTTCTGTCGCCAGACGGTCGAGGGCGCCATCTATGCCGACGAGATGCGCGATGCCGCTGAGGATGGCCGCATTATGCGAGTACCTCACAACCCGGCTCTTGTCGTTAACACGTTCTGGGATCTTGGTTACTCCGACATGACGTCTATATGGTTCGTCCAGAAGTCCGGACTTGAGTATAACATCATCGACTTCTATCAAAATAGTCGCAAGGCCATCCAGCATTACGCGAAGGTGCTTCAGGAGAAGAAGTATATCTATGGGCATCTCTATCTTCCTCATGACGCCGTGGCCCATCATCTCGCAACAGGCAAGAGCGTAGAGGAAGTTCTCATAGCCCTTGGTCATGATATCGAGATTATCCCGAAGCTAAGCATACCCGATGGCCTCTCGGCAGTTCGCACGGTCTTCCCGTTGTGTAGATTCGACAAGGAGAACTGCGCTGACGGCTTGACGGGGCTCAGGCGCTACAAGTACAAGGTTGATCCTGACACTAACAGAACCAGTAAGCTACCAGACCACGACATTAACTCGCATGCCGCTGATGGCTTCAGATACTTCGCTACGGCGCCAGAGGTGCAGTGGGACGTAGTGGTCGACCATCACCCCATTCACGGGACCGTGAACAAACCGGGTAAGTGCGTCATAGATTATGACGTTCAATACTAAACGAGGAGAGAGATAATGGAAGATCCGTGGAAGCACAGAAGTAAGGGAATGAGTTGTTCAACGTGTATGTGGTTCGTCCTGAAGGTTCAGGCTGAAGGTAGCAACGTAACGGCTCCTATTGGGCGTTGCCGGAGACACGCCCCCACGATGAACGGTTATCCGGTTGTCTTCGAGACCGACTGGTGCGGCGACCACAAGCTCGACGAGAACAAGATATAACAATCCCATAAACCCTTAACCGAGTAACAAGGAGACGAAGATGCCGACAATCATCGAACCGACAATAGGACGCATAGTATGGTTTTACCTTAACTCCAATAGTGAGCACCAAGCAGCCATCATCGCCCATGTATGGAGCGATACTTGTGTGAACTTGTGCGTCATAGATCCGAACGGCGTGGCCAGTGGAGCGACCTCTATACGTCTCTTGCATGAAGGCGACGGAAAACCTTCGGGCTCCTACTGCGAATGGATGCCCTACCAGAAGGGACAGGCCGCCAAGACGGAGGCGGCTGAGGCGGCTGCGAGGAATAACTCCGCATGAATAACGCGGCTTGGAGCGAGGAGACCGCTGACACCTCGCTCCAGAGGTCAATACAGAGGGCCAATTACGCTTTCTCTTGTATAGAGAGGATGAGGGTCGACCATTCAGCAGAGGGTCTTCGCGTAGCCATCTGGCGTCTTCAGGAGTACATGGTTGAGAACTGCGAGAAGGGCCCCGAGGCTCCGGTCGAGTCTGACTTCTTCGACGATGACGAAGGTAACCACTTCTACGCCCGAACGATCCATATGCCGAAGGGCTTCCTTGTCATCGGCAAGATACATCGTCACGCGCACGATAACTTCCTATTGAAGGGGCGTTGTCTTGTCGTGACGGAGTTCGACGGCGTGCGCGAGATACGCGCTCCTTACGCCTTCGACTCGGTCGCCGGAACCAAGCGCGTAGTGCTTTGTTTTGAGGAGACGGAGTGGACAACGCTACACGATAATCCTGACAACGTAAAATCTGTTGCCGAGATCGAGCCGTATGTGATAGCAAGTAGTTATGCAGAACTTGGCATGACAGAACCCAAACAGTTGCTTGAGGAGGCTATTCATGAGTTGGGCGTTCGTATCGACAGTGTTGGCATCGACAGTATTCCAGGGAGCTGCGATAGCGACTGCGGCAGTAGCCACCACAGGAAGCGTGATAAGGGGGGCGAGGAACGCCCGTAAGGCTAGTAGTACGGAGATCGAGAGGCGCGAGCAAGCGGCCTCGAAGCTCAAGAAGGATGAGGCGTCCGTGGAGAGACAGTCCGCAATGAGGTTGCTCAAGCGACGTGGCGCTACCGGAGACAGGTCACCTCTTCGTAGTGACGTGCTCACCTCGCCACTGGGGCTGGCCGGCAACAAGTTGGCGAGTGGGCCTAAACAGCTCATAGGAAGGTAACTGATGCCCGACCATTATCATTCGTCACGGAGCAATAAGAGGGATCCTCGCAGACAGAAGTATAACTTCCTTCAGGCTGCTCTCAATACTGAGTTTGCGACTTTCAGGTCGCACTATCAAGACCTCGCGGAAAACATAACTCCGAGGCGCGGTCGTTTTCTTGTTACCGATACGAACAAGGGCGACCGGCGCAATCGGAATATAATCGACTCGACCGCTACCATGGCATCCCGAACCTTAAGGGCTGGTATGATGGGCGGCATCACTTCCCCGGCGCGAGACTGGAAGCGCCTCAGTACCGCCTCTCCCGAACTAGCTGAAGACAAGGATGTTAAAACATGGCTGGACACGGTCAACCAGAGGATGACAACCGTCTTCCTAAAGTCCAACCTCTATAACGTGCTTCCTCTTATCTACGGCGACATAGGTGTCTTCGGTACAGCAGCGATGCTCATCGAAGAGGACTTTGAGGACACGCTTAGGTGCTATGCTTTCCCTGTCGGTTCCTACCGCCTCTTTCTTAACGGCAAAGGGCAGGTCAGGGGCTTCTTGAGAGAGTTCAGGCTGACCGTGAGACAGGTCATCGACGAGTTCGGCGAGCGCAACGAGGACGGGACTGTCAAGCCTGACAATATCTCAAGCGCAACCATGATGTTGTATGAGCGCAAAACCCTCGACGCATGGGTAACGGTCGTACATGTCATTCATCCGAGCGAAGACTACGACGATATGCGGCTTGACTCCAAGCCTTATACGTCGGCTTACTACGAAAAGCCGATGCAGAAGGGTAAGGCGCGAACTCAAACCGATGAGGATGGCACTAAGTTTCTCCGACTCAAGGGGTATGGCTATTTTCCGGTACTCGGCCCGAGATGGGAAGTAACGGCAGAGGATGTCTATGCTACGTCGTGTCCGGGGATGGTAGCACTGGGAGACATCAAATCCCTACAGCTCATGGTGAAGCGTAGGGCGATGCTTGTCGACAAGATAACGAACCCGCCCTTACAGGGGCCAGGGTCGCTTCGGCAAACACGAGTCTCCCAGCTCCCCGGAGATATGAATTACGTTAATTCTCGTGGCGCTGGCGATCAGGGTATTAAGCCTCTGTATGAGATCAAACCGACCGTCTTTCTGCCTATAGATCAAGAGATACAGGTTGTGCAAAAGAGAATACAGAGGGCTTTTTACGAAGACCTCTTTCTCATGCTGGCGAATATAGATCGTAAGCAAGTCACCGCCCGAGAGGTAGACGAACGCCACGAAGAGAAGCTCTTGGCGCTTGGCCCTGTTCTTGAACAGCTCAACCAAGACCTCCTCGACCCCTTGATCGACATCGCCTTTATTCTAATGGAAAGGCAGGGCATGATACCCGAGGCTCCTGAAGTCTTTGAGGGTGAGCCTATCAAGGTGGAGTACATATCTATCATGCACCAGGCGCAGAAGTTTGCTGGCCTCACTATCGTCGAGCGCTTCGCTGGATTTACTGCGGACATGGCAGCCGTCCAGCCCAACGTGCTCGATAAGGTCGATACCGACCAGCTCATAGATGAGTACGGCATTATCATCGGCATCTCGCCTAAGGTTGTGAGGTCTGATGATGATGTGGCGGAAATGAGAGACGAGCGCAACAGGGCCGCCGCCGCCGAACAAGAAGGTCAGGCTATGGAGCAAGCCTCTAAGTCCATAAAGGATATGGCAGGGGCGAGTACAGAGGGTAACAATGTGCTCACCGACTTAGCGAAGCAATCGCAGGCCGGAGCACTCTAACAAACAAGGAGACACGATTATGAGTATCACGAAGACGTTTAGCGCGGTAGGGGTTACCCAGGAGCTACGCATAAAGAAAGGGCAGTCATTGCTCTACCGTTTTGATGCGCTGGCCAGTTGGGACGGCACTGTTATCCTTCGCAAGACGACGGACGGCGGACACACCTACACGACCATAGCAACATTCACCGATACCGACAATAACGGAGCCACCCTCACGGCTGAAGAGGACGCGAACTACAGCTTCCAGTGTACGGTCTTTACAGCCGGCACGGCAGCCGTCACCATGACCGACATGTCGCTCGACGTGGTAGATGGCCCAGCGGTCGGGACACCGTCCGTAATCACTTGTACGGCTGAAGAAGTCGGTGATGGGCATTTAAACAAGACCGTCCTCAGGCTCACCAGTGTACCCGTCACGGTCATATCTGTAACAACGGGGGCCGGAGTCGGAGGTACGGAGCTTTACGGGTTCCCCGAGGGCGAGATAAATATGCTCGGTTGCATAGCCGACCTATCTTGCGTCATAGCGGCTGACGACCAGGCTGATTTCACCGATGCCACTCCGGCTGGAGACATCGCTGTCGGCACCTTGGCTCCGGCTAATGCTGATGGGCTCGGCACGGATTCCACGGACGATGACTTCGCTACAGCAGTAGCCCTGACTATGGCAGCGTACTCTTCGAGTTCTCAGCTCGTATCGGACCCGGCCTCAATTATGGACGGGTCTTCCACGGCGAAGAACCTCTTCGTCAATTTGCTTATAGACGCGGCTGACATAGACGACGGTACTACCTCCACGGTCTACGTGTCCGGTGTCGTAGTCGTTACCTGGCTCAACCTCGGCGATGTCTAGGAAGCGCCGCCTTAATAAGAGTTCGTCTAACCCTGACGCCCTCAAGCATGATGCCATAAAGGCACTTGAGGAGCGTCAGGGTGAACTCGCTGACATCAAGGCCGTCATGTCTACGATTGAAGGCCGCAGATTGTTATTCAGGATCATCAACAAGCTGTGTCACTATGATGAAAACAGCGCCATGTCCTCTGGCTCCGACACATACTTCAGAGAAGGGGAGAGGGAGATAGGGTGCATTCTAAAGGGCGATGTTTACGAGGGCGCTTTTAATGAGTATCAGCAGTCCGAAAGAGAGTGGAAAGAAGAGCTAGACAAAAACAAACGACGGCTTGGAGTTGATGATCTTACAAGCACATTGACCGAGCCCTTAGAGGAGGATTAAGAGATGGACCCGTTAAGCGCAGAAGAGCAGGCGGCACAGGCCGCTGAAGAGAAGAGGCTGATCGAGGAGATAGACGCCAAGGCCGCAAAGGATGCCGAAGATGAAGACGGCAAGAAGACTGAAGACCCTAAGGGCGAGGAAGATCCAAAGGGCGAAGATTCTAAAGGAGAAGACCCGAAGGGCGAAGACCCAAAAGGAGAAGATCCAAAGGGCGATGACCCTGTAGATCTTGCAGATCTTAAACTATCAGACAAGAGCGCGTTAGCTCCCTCTGACCTTGAGTTGCTCACGGACTTTGCAAAAGACTCTGAGTTATCGGTTGAGGCGGCAAAGAGTACGCTGGATCTGATAGACAAGATAGTCGAAGGCATGGGCAAGCGCAGTGAGCAGGTTCTCACCGACGCGCAGAAGGCATGGGACAAAGAAGTTAAAAATGATACCTACCTTGGAGGCACGCATTACAAGGAGACGGGCGAGATTTCTTTCCGTGTCATGGAGCGTTTCGGCGGCAAGGATCTGGATAAGATGCTCAAGGAGTCCGGAATAGGCAGGCACCCAGAGATGGTGCGCTTTGTCAACCGGATAGGCAAGGCCATGCAAGACGACAAGCTCGTTAGCGGTAGTGGCGCTAACGAGGAAAGAGAGCAGAAGTCTTGGCCTGATCGTATGTATCCCGGCACGGCAGATAAGAAGTAATCACGCAATACAAACATAGAGGAGTTTTGATATGGCTACGTTAGGTAATAACGTCCGCACCCTACAGGACTGGGCGAAGGATCTCGACCCTGATGGTTCCGTCGCTGCGGTCATAGAGATGATGAGTAAGCACGACCCTATTCTCGAAGATATGTTTTGGAGAGAGGGTAACCTTCCCACCGGGGACAGGATAACGACTCGCGTAGGCCTCCCTACTGTCTACTGGCGCTCGATCAACCAGGGCATACCGCCCTCCAAGTCGAAGAAGACGCAGGCTACCGAAGGGGTAGGCATGCTTGAGGCCTGGAGTGAGACCGACCAGGAACTCGCCGAACTCGGAGGTCATATAAACGAGGCGAGAGCATCTGAGTCGAAGTCCTTTATCGAGGCCATGACTCAGGAGCACTCTTCGACCCTGTTCTACGGCAATGCCTCCATCTCGCCGGAAGAGTTCACCGGCCTGAGTGTCAGGTATTCGAGTCTCTCGGCCAACAACGCGCAGAACATAGTCGTGGGCGGAGGTTCTGATGTCGATAACACCTCCATCTGGTTGATAGTCTGGGGTGAGGATACTATTCACGGCATCTTCCCGAAGGGCTCGACCGCTGGTCTTGAGCATGAGGATCTCGGCCTCGTAACCGTAGAAGTTACCGCTGGCATCGCTGGTAATAGGATGAGAGCCTACCAGGATCATTACAGATGGAAGACCGGCATATCCCTCAAGGACTGGAGGTTCGTTGTTCGCATACCGAACATCGACGTATCCGCCCTTGTCGCCGAGTCCAGTGCGGCCAACCTTACCAAGCTGATGATAAAGGCCGTTCATAGGATACCGAACCTCATGGCCGGTAAGGCGGTGTTTTACATGAACAGAACGGTATTCCAGATGCTCGACATCCAGAGGTACAACAACGTGACCACTGGCGGACAGCTCTCTTACCCCGTAGTTGACGGTAAGGAGATCCCGAGCTTTAGGGGGATACCGATAAAGACCTGTGACAGCATCCTCAACACCGAGGCGCTCGTCGCGTAATCTGAGCCCTCGATACTGAGGGCTCACTACTTAACTTCAGGAGGAACGTAGTTATGGGTATAAGAGATCTTCATAATATGTTCTCCGATTCGCAGGCGGTCTCGGCTTCTGCGGTCGGCACGAACAAGATAGACCTCGGTGTTGCCATGGCCGTTAGTGTTGGTGAGCCGATGTGTGTCGTCTTTAATGTCGAGGTCGCTGCCGACCAGACCTCGGGTGACGAGGATTACACCTTTGACGTCGAGACCTTCACTGACGAGGCGCAGACGGCTGGGCGTGAGTTGATGGGTAGGAGGGTGTTTCAGTCTGGAACCCCAACAGCTCCGGCACAGGATGCCGACCTGCTCGTTGCTGGTTTTCAGGTCGTCATACCGATACCGCCCACGACCATCGGCGAAGGGGCAAGGTATATAGGTGTAAGATACACCACAGCCGGGAATACCCCGACGATAACCGTATCTGCCTTTATGATACCGTTGAGCTTCGTTGAGCAGCGGAACCTCATAGCGAGCGCGGTAGTCATAGGGTAAGGTAACCCAAGAAGCACAAACCCAAAGGGGCGAGTAGCACTTTCGCTACTCGCCCCTTTTTCTAAAGGAGCTGAAATGGAAAGCACCATAGTCAAGGCGAAGGACATAGGCATTGAGACAAAGTACGTGGGGTTCTACGGCAACAAGAGGCGAGCGGTTGGTGATGAATTTCCTCTGGACCGCCCTAATCATTTCTCAGGAACATGGATGATCTATGTGAGCGGCCCCAAGCCCCAGGTCGTAATCGAAAGGGAGGAAGAGGCCAGAGAAGAGGATGAGCGTATCGCTGACATGAGGGCGAGACAGGCCTCTGGCGAGGGTGCTCCGGTGAAGATAGTCCTGAACGACAACGAGATCGAGGGCAACAAGACGCCCAACGAAGCAACTGAGAGCACGGGGTCCAAGGCTCCAAAGACAAAGAAGAAGGCCGTGAAGAAGGCGGTCAAATAGCCAGTAGCGAGGTAGTGATGGTAGGACACAATGACCATGTAGAGGTTGCTGTATCCAAGACGGACTTCGTCTTGGGCTCGGCTATCACAGGCAATATACTGGAGAGGCTCATAGTCACGGTAAACGTAGCCGACGCGACTTCTGCCGTTACAATAAAGGACGGGAATGGGTCGGCCATCCCTATCGTTCCGCCGAGCGCCCCTATAGGCGTCTACTCTGTGGACATAGGAGCTATAAATACGGTCAAGACCGGATCTGGTTGGAAAGTTACTACCCTGGCCGGTGCTACCGTTATGGCTATAGGCAGGTTCCAGTAGGCTTAAGGGAGACACGATGTCATCCAAGACTCAAATAGCAAACATGGCTCTCATCCACCTCGGGCATGAAAAGCCTATAGCTAATTTGGATACGGAAAAAAGCTCCGAGGCTGCTACGATGCGAGCGTTCTATGATCTCGCCGTGGATACGGTTCTCTCTAAGGTTGCGTGGCCCTTCGCTACTACATTTGGTGACGCTGGACTCATAGAGACTGAGCCTAATACCGAGTGGGCGTTCTCGTATCGCTATCCCTCAAACTGCATCACTGTTCGCCGCGTACTCTCCGGCCTCAGAAACGATAATCGTAAGCAGAAGGTTCCGTTTAAGATTGGCGATGACGATACCGGCCAGCTCTTCTGGTGCGACGAGCAAGACGCGATTATCGAGTACACGAAGAGGGTGACTCAGACCTCACGCTTTGCGGCGGACTTCACTCTCACCCTCTCATATTATCTGGCGTACCTTACGGCTCCGGGGATTACTGGTGGGGATGAGTTTAAACTGGGAGAGAAGTCTTTTGCTTTTTACGAGAACAACCTCCTTGATGCCGAGAATAGAGCCTTTAACGAGCAACAGGACGAAGTGGAGCCTGAGTCTATTTTCATCACGGGGAGATAGATGACTAAGAAGCGTCAACTTTCTTTCGCTGGAGGCATCCTCGCACCCGCTCTACAGGCTCGTGTAGATCTCGTCAAGTACGCTACTGGCCTTAATCGGTGCGAAAACTTTCAGATCATGCGCCAGGGCGGAGCTACTAATCGTGCCGGTACGGGGTTTGTAGCTGAGGTTGAAAATTCGCTCGAAGACTCTATCCTTAAACCCTTCGTCTTTAACGCCTCTCAGACTTATGTGCTTGAGTTTGGCAACCTTTACTTGCGCGTCCATCAGAACGGGGCTCAGCTAACCGAGACGGCCAAGACGATTACCGGCGCGACGCAAGCCAATCCTTGTGTTCTTACAATTGCGGGTCACGGGTACGCTACCGGCTCCGAAGTCCAGGCTGCCGACATTGTCGGTATGACCGAATTGAATGGTCGTAATTTTAAAGTTACGAACCTGACGTCTAGCACTTTCTCTCTGCAAGAGATGGACGGCACCGATCTCGACTCAACCGGCTACACGGCTTATACCTCAGGCGGGACGGCAGCCAAGGTCTACGAGGTAGTTACGCCTTACGTCGAAGCAGACCTGAGCACTTTGAAGTTCACCCAGTCTGGCGACATCATTACTATTACCCACAACAAATACCAGCAGAGAGAACTTGCTCGGTCAGGGCATACGACATGGACTCTTTCTGTCGTGGTTTTTCAGGCTACCATTGGAGTTCCTACCAGCTTACTCAGTAGCTCCCCTGGCTCCGGACATACTTACAAGGTGACGGCGGTAGATGCCGAGACAAGCGAGGAGAGCTTACCCTCAACTCTTGAAGAGGCCTCAACTGCTGCTACGACACTTACGTGGACTGCGGTTTCTGGAGCTGGGCATTATAATATTTACAAATTGCAAGACGGTGCGTATGGTTGGATAGGGTTGGCCGGGGGCGTAGCGTCACCTTCCTTTAAGACCGAGACGACATATACTCCGGACGTGTTAGATAACCCTCCTGTAGATCGTCAGCCCTTCGAGGTTGTGATAACCGACGCTACACAGGCCGACCCTTGCGTCCTTACAGTAGTAGCGCACGGCATCGCCTCTAACACTCTGGTCACTGTCCATGACGTGACGGGCATGACAGAGCTTAACGACATCCAATATTTAATGACATCGTTAACAGACGATACTATTTCACTACAGACCACTGCCGGGGTGGATGTGGATTCGTCAGCGTTCACTGCTTATTCTTCCGCTGGCGTCGTGGGAACCTACCCCGCCGTTTGTACTTATTTTCAACAGCGCAAAATGTTTGCCAACACAACTGCCGACATCGAAGGGGTCTGGTCTAGCAAGTCTACGTTGAGAAAGAATTTTATGAAGTCAACTCCTTTACAGGATGATGACCCTGTTACGTTCTCCATGCTTGGTAAGGAGGTCAATGCCATAAAGCATCTCCTTGATCTTGGGAGTCTGTTTATCCTTACTACGTCGGGCGAGTGGATTGTCGAGGGAGATACGGCTGGGATATTAATTCCTAGTGCAATCAATCCCAGGCAGCATTCCTATAACGGATCAAACGATCTTGAGCCACTCGTTATTAATGATACAGCTCTCTATGTCCAGGGTCACGGCTCTGCCGTTAGGGAGCTAGGGTACAACGCCGGAGAGAGATCGCAGACCACGGGGGTAGACCTTTCCGTCTTCGCCTCTAATCTCTTCGATAAATTCACCATCGCAGACTGGGCTTATCAGAAAATACCCAACTCCACGGTCTGGTGTGCAAGGAGTGACGGTCGCCTCTTAGGGTTGACGTATATCAAGGAGCACGAGGTTACGGCATGGCATAATCATACCTTCCAGTCGGGCAGCGTAAAGAGCGTATGCGTAGTTCCTGAGGGCTCTGAGGATGTTCTTTACATGACCGTTGAGCGCACCATAAATGGCCGAACGGTGAAGTATATCGAATACATGAAGACTCGTCTTGTCACAGACATAGTGGACGCCGTATTTATGGATTCGAGTTTAAGCCTGGACGGTCGCAACACGAGCGCCACTACGATGACTCTCTCCGGTGGCTCGACATGGAAGTACGACGAGGATCTTACGTTGACAGCAAGTGCATCGTTCTTCACATCGAATGACGCGACGAGCAGTCACGCCATATGGATGAAGACCGCCACTACCGTAGTAAGGTGTACGATCACTGGTTACACCAGCCCTACGGTCGTCACGATCAGACCTCACAAGACAGTTCCGGCCGCATTGCAAGATACGGCTATCACGCTGTGGGAGCATGCCGTCCTTTCGGTTGGTGGTCTCTGGCATCTCGAAGGCGAAGACGTCGCAATCTTCTCGGATGGCTATGTATCCGCCAGCCCTAATAATGATGCCTACGGTATAAAGACAGTTTCTAACGGGACCATTACCCTTGACGACCCTCATTCGGTTGTCCATATCGGGCTCACCATAACGGCAGACCTGGAGACCCTTAAGTATAACAACCCGGACAGCTCTTCCGTTGCTGGCAAATCTAAGCAGATCGGCGACATAGTTATTCACTTTGAAGCTTCAAGAGGCGGATTTTTCGGATTCAGAGATAACCTGAACGAACTTATTGAGCTGAAGATTAGGCAAAACGAAAATTACGATACGCCTATTCAGTTGACTACAGGAGAGCAGACGGTCGATATAGTATCCAAATGGAACAAAAGTGGACAGGTTCTTATCAGGCAGATAGATCCGTTACCAATAACCGTCTTGGCGGTCACTTCGTCAGGCTTTTTACCGAGGTAGATTATGGCTCACATAGTTAAATCAGTCTCTCCGGCCTACATAGGTGGAGCTATGGTATTCTCCTCAGTCCTACAGTCTCTCTCTCTGGCCTACGCTCAGAGAGAAGAGGGTAGAAGGCTTGAGATCGTAGGAGAGGCCAATGCTAGGCTTGCGGAGAGAGAGGCTGAAGACGCTCTCAAGCGCGGTCACGTTAAGGAGGCCAAGGTCAGGGCTAAGACTAAGCTGCTCATCGGCTCTCAGAGGGCAGCTCTCGCGGCCCAGGGTATCAGGGTAGATGTGGGGTCGGCCCAAGACGTTCAAGAAGAGGCCTTTGTCTTCGGCGAGGAAGAGGCTAAGAACGTAAAGATCAGCGCTATGCGCGAGGCTTACGGGTATAAGGTTACAGCGTCACAAGCTACAGAGAGAGGCCGGGTCGCTAAGGCTCATGGCAGGTCTCAGGCTGCGGATACTATACTTGCCGGAGGCATCAGGGCTTCGAGTTTGGCTTTCAAGGTAAGGAGAGGATAGCGATGCCGAGAGTTCCGACAAGGAAGAGAACCGACACAGGCATAGCACCCTTGAGAGAGGCACCTATCCCTGAGCGCCCTGCGGCTCCAACGGGAAAGGCTGGAGAGGCCATAACCAAGTTCGCCGGAGATCTCTACGATGTAGCCAAGGGCGAGGCTGATAGGGTCAAGGCTTCGGGCTTTAGAAGTGAGCTGAACAACTGGGAAGCTGAGACTGTCCATGGCCCTACCGGCTATACTCAGATGCAAGGCGAAAATGCCCTGCAAATACCCGACCTCTTGGAAGCCGACCTTAAGACCAGGGGTGACGAGCTAAGGAAGACAGCGAACGGAGCTACGCAGAATCGACTCCTCGATGAGATGCTGGTCAGTAGGCAAGAATCTATCGGTCGCTGGGCAAGTTCCCATATCGACACTCAGATAGGTAGGATGCAAGACAAGGCCTATGCCGCCGACCTGGAAGGTATCAGAAACCTCGCGCTTACCAGCGGTGATATTGAAACAGCTCTTATATCCAACCATGCTTCCATCGTAGGCTACATGACCGCCAAAGGGCTCTCCGGTAGAGCCGATATAATGAATGCTGAGTTCCGGAGGCAAGACACTATTCTCGTGACGGCATACGCTCAGAGCTTAATATCCGACAACAGAGCCGAAGAGGCGCTCACCCTCCTTAAGAAGACGACCGGCATAGACGTAGCGGTTAAAAATAAACTTATAGAGCAAGCTGAGAAAGAGACGAACAATGAGAAGGCCAGACAGGCATCTGATGCCGTCATGTCGAAGTACGTTAGCGAGGCAGCCACGGACACACTTCTCAAGAGCGATGTAGTCAAGTCCGTCAAGGCTATGAAGCTCAGTCCTGAGGTTGAAAAGCTCGCCCTCGCGCTAACCAGCACTGCGGTTGCTACCCATGATAGCGACAAGAAGAAGATAGAAGCCGAGAACGAAGCCGCTGTTACCGACAGTATTATCCAGGGCGTTCCTATTGAGGACATCATGAGAACTCCGGAATGGAAGATTGTTCCGGCTACAAAGCAACGAGCGCTCATTAAATACGCTAAGACGGTAGGGTCTGGCAAGGACGTGCCTGTAACCCCGGAGAATTTTAACCAGTTCCAGACTCTCATGAACCCTGACGAGCTGGTACATCACTCCGAGGCCGAGCTTAGAGCTCTGGCTCCCTACCTTGGCAGGGCTCAGGTTACACAGCTACTTAAGGCGAAAAGGGCACTCGACAAGTTCGACACGTCGAAGGTTGGGCTTACAAAGAGAGAGTTCGACAGGCTCGCCGACTTGGCCGGCCTTGATCCTTATAATCCGCAAAAGAGTGCGGACGACAAGATAGAGTTGGGCGCATTTTATGGGCAGGTCATTAGCGTGCTATCTGAGGAACAAGAGACCGTAGGGCGCAAGCTTCGCCAGAACGAGATCTACGACATCATGCAGAGGGAGATGGATAACAAGATTACTTCCGATGCCGGTTGGTTCTCACGCGCAGAGGAGACTCCGCTATTCAGGACAACTGAAGAGCAGAGGGCTAACGTAGTTATACCTCCTGAGGAGCGGCTCTTGGTTCGTGATGCCCTAAGAGCTCAAGGGTTGCCCGTAACAAACGACGCTGTCAGGGAACTTTTCCTGAGGACTAGAGCCAATGCCCGTTAATCCTTATCTTGAAGAACTAGAAAGAGCGTCAGAGCAGACTCGGGCCGAGGTTACGCCGAGGCCCTTGACTGAGGAGCCCATAGTCGATGTGCCTTCCCCGGCTCCTGTCGAAACCAAGAAAGAAGAGAATCCTTTCTTGAAAACCTTAGAAGGGGACGTAACTGCTTCAGAACAGTTGAATGCCGTCACCCTTGATGGGGCGGGAAAGCCCCCCCAATTATCAGCCGAGGTTTTGGACATCCAGAGAGCAACTGGACTCCCCTTGGATTTTATAGAGCGTAATCTCGACGTCACCAAACAGCAATCTATCAGCAGAGTCGCCGAAGGTTTCGCACGCAGAAGCCCTCATATCGGAAAATGGATGAGGGAGTCACCTTATAGAACGGGGCTTATCTATGATGATCTCGACAATCTTGGGCGGACAGAAGCTACATTTCTTAACATGGTTGGAAGAGTGGCTCCGAGGTCGCTGGCCTCGGGCGCTTTCAGTATTTTCCCGGCCATGCACGGTATCAATGAGCAGCTCTGGTCTCTAGTTCCGGGGTCGTTCGCAGACAGTATGCAAGACTACTCACGCTCCTATCGCCGCAAAACCGAAGAGATACAGACCGGAATACGTGGCGACATTAGCGAATTCGGGCCGACTGTTCGCGCGGTCGCCGGAGGCTTCGAGTCCATAGGCGCTCAAGTTCCAGCAGTCATCGCCGGCATCCTCTCCGGGGGATCTACGATAGCTCTCGGAATCCTGGGGGGTATCACTACAGGGCAAGCCTTCGGCCAGGGAGCCGAGGCCGGACTCTCTCCTTTTCAAAATCTGAGGTTTGGTCTGACTCAGGGCGCTATCGAGATCGTCACTGAGATTATTCCTATGGGACGCCTCCTTGGAGACATAGCTAAGAAGACGCCCCTCTTCAGGTTGCTGGCCAGACAGATCGCCGCCGAAGTTCCGACTGAGCAGGTAGCCACCCTCTTACAGGACATGACGGAGTGGACTACCTTAAATCCGACCAAGACCGCATCTGAGTTCCTCGCCGAGCGCCCCGGTCGAGGCTACGAGACTCTCGTGGCTACCGTGGTGGCGACCGTGGGTATGAGCTCGATAGGGCATCTTGCCGGCCAGGTAGTCGGGGAAGAGGAACCCAAGAGCCAGAAAGAACTCATCATAGCCTTAGGGGCCCTATCAGACGCCTCTAAGGTGAGGCAGCGCTCTCCTGAGACCTACGACGAGATAATGACCGAGATAACCCGTGACAGCCCGTTTAGGGACGTTTTTATACCTGCCTCTATATGGAACGCCTACTGGGAAGAACAGGGCGAGAACCCCAACGACATCCTTCTCAAGCTGGGTGCCGGGATTGCCGGTGAGGACGTGACCATTCCTATCCAGAGGTATGCCTCCGAGATAGCTAACACGCCCCATGGCGAGGCTCTCAACGAGGATATTCGAGTCACTACGGAGGCGCGGAGCATTCGGCAGGTGCGTGAGTTCCGCGAGAAGGTAGAGGCCGGAGAGCTTGAGGCCGAGATCTCGCCCGAGGACCAGGTCAAGAACTCCGTCAAGCAACAGCTTCTCAACGCCGGGGTCTCGGAGGCCGATGCCACTATCCAGGCCGAGGTGCTCTACGGTAATCCGTTCCGCGCCCTCGCCGAGCGCATAGGCATGGACCCCGTCCAGATGTTCGAGGAACTGAATATTAGGATAGGTGGCGAGAGAGTTGAGGAGGACGGACAGACCTTTGACCAGGCCGGTCGAATTGTTACCGAGACCCCGGCGTTCAAGGCATGGTTTGGAGAGAGCAAGGTGGTAGACGAAGCTGGAGAGCCATTACAGGTATTTCACGGAACTTCTACTGAGTTTGAAGCTTTTGATCCTGAGTTTACGATAGGCGGACAGTTCTGGTTTACTTCTAGCAGGGATGCTGTCGAGAAGGGAGAGGTAGGTGCTCAGGGTAGGGGCGTTATACAGGAAGTCTATCTGTCACTTAAGAACCCGGCTGGTTGGGATGAGTACAATAGGCTAACCCTTGACGAAGTTATACAGCAAGGCTTTGATGGGTTCGCTCTTCCGGATAAGGACGAGACTACTTATGTAGCCTTTGAGCCTACTCAAATCAAGTCCGTCTTCGCCCAGCGCTTCGACCCGACCGACCCGAGGATACTTGAGCAAGCCCAACGTCCCGAGAAGCGCCGCACCCTCGCCGACTTTGTTCGCAAAACAGGTGGGCTCAAGACTACTGGCGAGGCCATGAAGGGCGAACTACTCTCTCGATTCAGTATCAAGGAGGGGTTCAATCTCCTCAACAACAAGACTGGTCTGTCCGTCGACGCTATGGCCGAGGCTGCATGGGAGGCCGGATACTTTACTGAAAGGCCTTCCGCTGCCGAGTTCCTCGATACGCTGCGATCAGATGTAGATGCCAAGACAACCGGAACCGGGACACCAGTTTATTCTATCGAAGATGTTGACGCGGCAATTGAGGCTGGTCTTTTTCCAGAGGAACCCGTAGGGGTAGAGCCTCGCGCACGCATCACCTTCGGCCTAGAGGGCATTGATATTGAACTCCTCAAGAGGGCCGACAAGTCGTCCTTCATCCATGAGACCGGGCACCTCTATCTCGAAGTGATGCGTAGGCTGGCCTCTTTCGAGAATGCTCCGGCTGATATTATAGCCGACTACGACAAGATACTTAAGTGGTTCGGAGTCGAAGAGGGGCAGCCCCTCACCGAAGAGCATCATGAGCAATGGGCCCGAGGCTTCGAGGCGTTCCTTTTTGAGGGCAAGTCTCCTAACGCAGCTCTTAAGAAAGCTTTTAAGCAGTTTCAGCAATGGCTCATGGAGGTCTACCAAAGTTTGACCGAGCTTAATGTCGAGTTGACTGACGATGTGCGCGACGTCATGGGTAGGATGCTCGTGGTGAGGGAGCTTGAGGCGTCGGGGATAAAAGGTAGGACTGATGCACAGTTGATGGCCCGGAGGCGTGAGCAGCTCAAGATAATCAAGGACTACCTCGGCCTGAGCGACGGCCAGATGAAGAAGCTAACAAAGCGCCGGAACATAGGCAATATGACGAACTACGAATGGAAGCAGTTCAAGGACGATCTCCTTATACGTGCCGAACAAATTCAGGAGACCGCCTTCGCCAAGGCTCGTCTTATGGAGCTGTTTAATCGTAAGCGTCTAAGAAAAGTTGACAACTACAGAAAGACCCTCGGGCTTCCGCCTGTAAGCCAGATGAGCATTAAGCAGCTCGACCAATATACTGATGCGCTTGAGGAGTTCGAGGATGACGATGTCTTCCTCGGCCCGGCACAGCTCTCGATGATTGACTTCAGCGACCTTGAGGGTGTGCGTACTTGGAGAGAGGCCAAGGAGCGCCTCGCCAAAGAGGCCGGGGTTTCTGTTGAGGTTCTTAATAATATTGATGTAGGGCAGGCTGACTTCTTCAGGTGGGACTCGGCCCTTCGTGAGCAAAATCCTTTCTACAGGATACTCGTCGACCAAGTGACGACGGCTCTCTTAGCTCACGAGGCCAGGGCGCACAAAATTGAGAGTGAAGTCTATGCCCTCGCTAAGAAGTCTGAGAAGTCCAGGGGTGGGACGCTATGGCAGAAAGTCGTCCGTGGGGTTGTGCCTCAAGACGAACAGGTCTTCGAGTACCTTGAGTCCGACGATGATCTAAAGCAAGACTTGGCAAAACAGATGACTCCTGAGCAGGTAGACCTTGCCAGCTATATGCAGGTAAGGCTCGCTGGCTATCTCGATTATCTTATCAAAGTGAGGTCGCTAGAGAGAGGACGTGATAACTACTTTATACATCTTCGCAAGTCTTTCTTGGAAACTCTTAAAAGTGATGGCCTCGGAAAGGCCGTGCTGAATATTTTCAAGAGCTACGAAGAAGACGAGATGAGCTTTAAGATTCTGAGCGATAGAACTGGCGACATACTCCCCCTCAATAAGCACTTCAGATTTGCCATGAGAAGGACGGGAGGGATAGACCCGACCCGTAACGTGGTCAAGGCTTTTATGGTTTATGTCCAGACCATAGAAAAGAAGATGGCTCTCGATACCATCATGACGAAAATGGATATATATGCTCAGTCGATCTCTCCGACCGGCACGACAAAAACTGGATTAGCGACCGACCAGAAGCTCAAGGATTTCGTCTATAAATATATCAACAACAAGAAGGGCAGGCGTCTTGACTTTGGTGGTGTCATTCCTCAGGGGCAGAAGATAGACCTGTCGATAAGGGCGCTCAGGACGTTCACCTCCTTGATAGATCTTGGTGGTAACATTTATGTTGGAGCGTCAGCTATCGTCGGTGAAGCGATGGCCACTGCCGCTATGTTAGGGCCAAGGAAGTATACTCTCGGAGTGAAACGTATGGCTACCAAAAAAGGCAGGGCTCTCCTTAAGAAATATGAGGTCTTCACGGGCAGAAGCGCATGGGAGGAATTTTGGGCTCCGGGCAAGGAATTACCTCAGAAGTTGATGGAGGGGCTCTTCTTTATGTTCCACGTCTCAAGCGTAACTCACAACAAGCAATTTCTTATTGGCTCGATTACGAAGGATGAGTATAATAGGGGTGAAATAAGCGATGAGCGCCTCGCACAGCTCAAGCTTGAAATGGGCAGAATGAGGGTTGTGCCTGGAACCAAGTCGCTCATAGGAAGCACCTCACTCGGTGGAGCTGGAGTCCAGTATAAGAGCTGGGCAATAGTCATAGCTAGAACAATTATTAAAGACATCAGGGTCACGGCATCAAGGCTTAAACAAAAGAAGTTCAAGGAGGCTGTGACAGCCAGGGAAGCTCAGGAACTTTACAGGGTAGTCTATCTGACGTTTATTGCCCTGGTAGTTCATAGCTTCGGAGATGATGAGGACGACAATAGCTTCATGGGTCAGCTCATGAAGAAAATCAAGCGTGAGTCCTTAACTCTGCTCGGAGCTATTAATCCGTCATTACTTATGTCAGTTCCGAGGAGCATGACCTTTCTTCATGAGCTTGGAAAGAACCTGGAGGCTCTTATAAAGCTTGAAGAGTACAAGACAAAGCCGGGACTCAAGGGAGCCGAGGGCCTCAAGCGACAGTTCACGCCGCGAGCGGTTAAAAACCTTACCAGAGAGGAGTAGGCTATGCTAGAAAGCACGACTGATTTCAATGCTTACGTCGGGAACGGAGCCGTTGATGAGTATTCGTACAGCTTCAAAGTCTTCCTGGCTACTCATCTCCTCGTCACGGTTCGAGACACTTCGGACGTAGAATCAACCCTCGTCATCGACGTTGACTATACCGTAGATGGGGCTGGCGATACTAGCGGCGGCACTATCACTCTTCTCGCTGGCAATCTCACTACCGACTACACTCTGGTCATAAGGCGTAACGTAGAGCTTCTTCAGGAGACCGACATCCGTAATCAAGGAGACTTCTTCGCTGAGGTTCACGAGGATTTCTTCGACTACATAATGATGATAGCCCAGCAGTTGTTGAGCCTTATCAATAAGGCGTTCAAGCTCCCCGAGACAGTGACAGGGGTAGACACAGAGCTTCCAGTGCCCGTTGCCCTTAAGTGGTGGAGATGGGACGCCACAGGCACAGCCCTTGAACAGGTTGACGCCGCAGATCTCTCCATTGTCACGACCGTAGGCCCCGACCTTACCCTAGCCAGCTCCAACCTCAGCATCACAATCCCGAACAGACAAGGCGTAGCTGGTGGTACGGTTGACGCCATCACTACTACCTTTAGCCCGGTAATCGCGGCCCTAGCGAACAACGTAGAGGGTATAGTTGAGGCAGCCGGGGCCAACACCGGAGTCGCGACCTTCGCGCCTGACGGCCTTGATGCCAAGACTATGGTAAAGGAGAATGATGTTGATCTAGTGGCTGGTGATATACCCGGCGCGAACTTCCGGATGCACCTTGTTTTTGATGCGACGCTCGATAAGTGGGTGCTTCTCAATCCAAATCCTCTCGGTCTTGCGGGTGGCACGATGACGGGAGCGATTGTTCTTGTTACCGGGAGTGCCGCCGCTCCGGCTGTCGGATGGACAGATACCGGCTTCTATGAAAGCACAGCAAATGAAATAGGCATATCTTGCAGCGGGGCTATAAAGTGGAATATAAGCGCTACAGCTTTTATAGCCAACAACACAAATGGCCCTGCCTTACAAAACGAAGCGTCCTCTATAACAAATCCGACATTATGTCCTGACAAGGCAGATGTTACCGCAGGGTGGGGTGGAACGTCCGGCGATCTTAGCGCGATAATAGGCGGTGCAGAAATAGTGCGGGTAGTTGCTTCCGGGGTAACTGTGCAAGTAGCTGCTGCCTCCCCCCCTGTTGCCAATACGTTGTCCAAGGGAAGTATCTGTAAAGCTTGGGTTGCGCTAAATGGGTCAGGCACCATTGCCATAAAGGATTCTGTAAATGTATCTGGTATAGTCGATAATGGAGTCGGAAATTATACAGTCACTATAGATACCGACATGGCTGACGGTAATTTTAGTGCAGTAGGCTCACAAAATGCAGCAAATGGTAGCGTAAATATAGGTAATCACGCTGCTGGAAGTTGTATTGTCCAATGTGTCACAATGGATGGCTCGGCGGCAGCCAATGACCCCACCCATGTTTCCGTGCAAATCTTTGGCGCACAGTAAGGAGGCTTTAAATGAATATGTGTAGAGTAGTTTATAAGCCTGACGGGCAGGTAAGCGTGATCCATCCTGCACCGAAGGCCAGAAGGGGCAAGGAGACAGCGGTTGAGCATCTTGAAAGATATTATCAAGAAGTTATAATAAAGAAACCTGCTTTATCAGGTCTTGATTACGATGATATGGACTCCACCGCCCTACCGGATCGTAAGGACAGAGAGAAATGGCGAGGAAGCAAAGGGGGTGGGGTGAGTATAGACGTCTCCGTCGTAACTCTTAAGGAAAGGCGACAGGCGATAGAGGATGTTCTTGACCTGGAACTTGTGAAGGGCACACCGGACGCGATTGTAATAGCAAGACTGAACAGGCAACTAGACAAGGGAGATTACTAATGACCCCTGAGAAAGAAGCCGAAGTCTGCTTTATGATAAAGAAGGTCGTCAAAGAGGCTATGCAAGAAGAGCGGGAGAATTTCCACATCGACCGTGAGACTCACTTTAAGCACCACGAATTTGTAGAGAACCTGTCACAGCTTGTCTCAGGTACAAAGAGCACCATCTGGCGTACCGTCACCAAGCTCTTTGTATGGGGCGGGCTTATCATTTTCTTGTTCGGCATCTTGACATGGTTCAAGTTGAGTATAAGCGATCTACCGGATAGCATAACCAACCTGCATAAGATCGGGGGTAAATAAATATGTTTACCGATAGATTCAAAGCCGTTCTTAGGAAGCACGAAGCTGATAGTCTTAAGTTGTATAAATGTTCCGCTGGCAAGTGGACAATCGCGGTGGGTAGAAACCTTGAGGACAACGGTATCAGCCAGGATGAATCAGACCTGATGCTTGACAACGACGTTAAGGGTGTGCTCAGGGAGTGCCGGGAAAACTTCGACTGGTTCTGTGGCCTGTCCGAAGCACGGCGCATCGTCGTTGCGAGCATGGTCTTTAATCTAGGCCTTTCAAGGTTCTTAGGCTTCAAGAGAACCATCGACGCTATCAGGCTTCACGACTTCGAGAGAGCAGCTATAGAGATGCTTGATTCTCGTTGGGCTATACAAGTAGGGCGCAGGGCCGTTGAGCTGGCCGACATGATGGTGGAGGGATAATATGATACCAGCGATACCGATCATAATGGCACTAGCTCAGGCCGTAGGGCCGTCGGTCGTAGGGCTCCTGACGGGGAACAAGACGGCGGGTAAGGCAGCGGAGATGATCTCACAAACCGCTCGGGCTCTCACAAGCGCATCGACCGACGACGCGGCCCTTGAGATCCTCAAGGACAACCCGGCCAAGATGATTGAGTACAAGGCCGCCATGAACGAACACGCTGCGACGATGTACGCCGAGGAGACCAAACGCCTTGAGATGGTCAACGAGACCATACGTGTCGAGTACGAGAGCGCCGACCCCTACGTGCGCCGGATGCGCCCGACCTTCGGCTATGCAATGATTTTCTGTATGGTGCTCATGTTTGTAACGGTTACTGGCGTTATGCTCCTTAGCTCCGTAGACAAGGCCGTACAAGTGATTATCGCTTACTCGTCGATGCAGTGGATAATCGTTGCCGGACTCACCGCACTCGGCATCTACATCAAGAAGCGTAGCGACGACAAGGCCGGCGGCGGAGCCCTCGGGATGGTCGGAAGCCTAATGAGGAAGATGAGGAAGTAAATGGCGAATGACTTTGTAAATGATCCTAATTGTCATCTCCTTTTGAATTTGGAGCCTGGGAATCTTGTAATGGATTCCAGGTTAGACAATGACTTTACCAATTCTGGTGTAGCGGAAGATACTACGAATTTCAAGCAGGGAACTGGAAGTGGTTTATGGGTTTCTTCTGAAACAGACCATATGGACATCCTTGACTCTGGACTTAGCGTAAACTTTCCGCTCAGGAGTAGTGATACTACAAAGGTTATAAGTATCCAGGGATGGATACGCATGACCATCCTTCCTGTCTCATCGGGGGCGACGGATTTCGTTACTAAATGGAATGCAACTGACAAGACAATAATAACTCGATTTAGGGAAGTAAGTGGTGCTGTGAATGCTCAGTTTCTAGTGGGTTTCAACGGTGGGGCGACTACTGAAACACTTGGCACGCACGGTTCTGACTTGGCAGTAGATACTTTCTATTATGTAGTGTTCGCTTACGACAACTCTGACAAGAGCTGGGTCATAGCGATACGAGATGCTGCTGGAGATTTAGTTGGGACGGATTTAACAGGCACAGCTACTCTTGACGGCAACAAAATTTCCGTTAGCACTCAACCCTTTAGAATTGGTGCACACAATTCTACTTTCGTTTCTAAGTTTGATGGGCAGATGGATGGAATAGTTGTCCTTGACAGGATACCAACTGCGTCTGAGATAACTCTTATGGCGAAGGGAACGTATCCTACCATACCGTTTGTTGTCCAAGACTTCTGGCCGAAGAAAAAGACGATTACTATTACAGGCGGTGGCAGTGATGTAACAGACTATCTCCATAAGGTGACGGTCACTTATGACTCAGATATGAATTCTGAGTTTAGAGATATACGCTTTGCAGATGCAATAACCGGAAAGACATTGCCGCAAAAGCGGTTGAGCTATACGCCAAACACTACAGCGGTGTTTTTAGTTAATCTTCTTGGCGTAACCTCTGCATCAGCGGCTACAAGAGATATTGTAATGTACTATGGCAATGCATTCCCTGGTGTTCAGTTGCCGTGGGATGATGATGACCCGAACCTCGCACCCGTAGCTCAGAGTTTTTCTCCGAGGTATTTTCCTCGTAATGTTACTAACAATCTTGCACAGACAGGGACAAAGATTGCGTATCATAAAGGTAAACTTATTGTAGCTGTCAAGGAATCCAACGTTGCTTATTTCTTAGCTTCCGAGGACGGGGGTAGCACGTTTGAGGATATTTCAAATAGCAGTGCCTTGCGTAGTGTTGGGGGTATTGTACCCACGCCAGATGACTCAAGGCTACTAGCTCTAGGATGGAATGAAACGTCTACCCGTACATTTTCATACTCTACGGATGGCGGGGTGACATGGAGTACGGAGGTTGTTATCGCATCAGGACGACACAAGGAGGCTGATTTAGTAGCTCTAAGCGATACCGAGTATTTTGTAGTATCAGAGAAGTCCGACAAGGATGATATTAAAATTTACAGGACTACTGATAGCGGTACTAATTGGAGCGAATACTCTACTGTGGCATCAGGCATCCTTCTCGACGCAACTAACGGGGCAGAGGATGTGTCTTTGTTCCTACTATCCAATGGAAACTTTATCTGCATCTGGGAGGAAGAAGAGACAGAAAAAGCCCTGAGTCAAATCTATATGAAAATCTCGGACGACGAATGTGCGACATGGGGTTCCAAGATAGCCGTATGGACGCAGTCGGTTACTACTTATGATTACGAACCGGCTGGCTTGTTTGAGGACAGGGACGGTAACCTGGTAAGCATGATTTATACCAACTTGGATGACGGCGGGGCGGATACTAATTATGAAAAATACCTGACCA